CAATTTGCCCTAATTTTACAAATGTTGGACCAAGATCGAGAAGTTGATCTTTCGTCCACCTGCCAAGCTCCGCCTTGTCTTCCACAAAACGCTCTTTCCACAAAAATTTGGCGGCAAACTTCCAAGTCTTTACCTTCTGTTGAGTTGGTTTTGATAAAGGTTTGATCACATTGCACCTAACACTCAACATACATACAGTAAAGAGATATTTTTTAAATATCTTAAAGTGTCTATGGGAAGTGTGTGACTCGTGGAAATTTATATGTCAACTAAAAGTAGAATGAAGATTCATATCATCGGTGCAGGACCAACGGGGATGTCCCTCGCTTGGGAGATTCTTAAATCAGGAGAATACCATGATATAACTATTTATGACCGAAAGACATCGGCTGGTGGTTCATGGTGGGAACCCGAAATTGGTGTGAGGGATCTCCATGCACATCGAGTCTTATTTGACACCTTCTACAATACACGTTCATTATTCAATGAAATGAATATAGAATGGGACGACATGTTTGAACCAGTAAATGATAAAGGTGGTCGAAACTTTTTATTCAAGTCATTGAGTGTGAGTGACTATGGGTCTCTTATGAAACTTGTAATGAAAGTAGTATTCCAACCAACCAAGTACAAGGAAATAAGTTTTAAAGACTCTATAGGAAAATTAAGTGAAAATGGAGAAAAATGTCTAAAAAACCTACCTCTTATAATGGATGGTGTAACATGGAACACAATGTCTGCATATGAATTTGTTCAAAACTTAAATCATGTAGCCCTAGCCAAACCATATACACAGAAAGTTTCAGGTAAAGTGATGGGTGATGCGATGGAAGAAGCACTCACGGAGGAAGGTGTAAATTTTGTATTTGGAACAGAAATGAAAGACATCGAATACCAAGAAGACAGTTACAAACTTACATTTTCAAATGGAACTGTCATTGACGATGGACAACTATTTTTGTGTATTGATAATAGCCCAGCTTTAAAAGTCCTTGGAGACAACTGGGGTCCGGATGCTGATAAAAAGGTTAGAGAAAGTACCTATGGAGCTATAAATGTTCTCTTAGATTACGACGACCCAATCACTTTGAAATCTGATTTAGAAATTGCATCTGAAACAAAATGGAATTTACAACCCAGAGTTTTATCGGATGGTAAAACTGTATCTTGTGTCATATGTAACCTAACACGTGAAGTGTTGTCAAACACACCAGAAATGTTAAAACTTGAGGTGATTGATCAGTTGGGTATATCCTCCCCAAAAACAATTAGAATTGGGTGGGGTGCAGACTGGAGTGAAGAAGATGGTTGGACTTTCTCACAATCTTCCGGGGTTCTCAGTCTACATGGACAACTTCCGTTTTTTGGAAAATGTTCAAAAGTTGCGATGTGTGGCATGATGTCACCCAGAAATACCCCGTATTCAAGTATAGAATCAGCTGTAGAAGTTTCTAGAACACTCAGTCACGAATATTTCGGAACTAGAAAACCAATCAAACCATCTACTTTGAGTCAACGTATATTACTTTTGACAATGATACTTATAGTTTTAATTTTAATATATCGTAATAGAAATCAATGAAGTTTTTAGCTTCTGTGTATGAACCAATGTATGAATATAATAGTAAAAAGTATATTCGTATTAGAATTCCACCCGCACTGGTGACGCGAGTCAATGATACTCAAATGAAAATGAATCACCTTCTCACGAATTCTAATATTGATAATCCTTTGGAAGGAAGTATTCTCAAAGTAAAAATTCCATTTAGATACAGACGGGTGATGTGTGAAATTAAGGGGAAACCCATCCAGTCCTGTGTAAGGGGGGATGAAATCAAAGTAGAAATTGAATTCAAAGGATATTGGAACGTCGGTGATTATTCGGGGTTTTCTTGGGTTCTCAAATCTTCAGAATATAGTTAAAGTTTCCACGGTTTAATTTAGTATACATGACAGTTCTCACGAGAACGGGGTACCTCGCCACAGAAGGACCCCTTCAGGAAATTAAAAAGGAGCTTACCGTAAGGCCTATAGTCAATGGAGATTACGGATTTCCGCCACCACCTTTTAAAGTTTTTAAAACGACTAAGAATGGTATCTGTGTCCCGCGCTTCTATGGCGTCTCGAAATTTGGTGAAGCGAGGGAAGATCGAAGACCTCAACCCACCCGGATTAGAACGAAGTTTGCTGGCACCCTTCGAGACGCAACACACCAAAACGATGCACTTGCTGCAGCTCTTGAGGCGGGTCATGGCGTTCTCTCACTCCCGTGTGGTTTTGGGAAGACCACCGTATCCCTGGCAATAGCGTGTAAGTTGGGTTACAGAACAATGATTATTGTTCACAAACAGTTTCTAGCCGATCAATGGAGGGAGAGAATTAAACAATTCTGTCCGGGAGCCACCATTGGTGTCGTTCAACAAGATAAGAAAGAAGTTGATTGTGATTTTGTGATCGCTATGCTCCAGTCACTATCCTTGAAAGAGTATAGTTTTGGGGACTTTGAAAGTGTGGGAACCCTCATCGTAGACGAAGCCCATCATATATGTGCCAAGGTGTTCAGTCAGTCTCTCTTCAAATTATGTCCTAAACACATCTACGGTCTATCTGCCACCCCAGAGAGAAAGGATGGTCTCACCAAAGTCCTCCATTGGTTCATGGGACCGACCTTCTTCGCCGTCGAGAGGAAAAATCAAGGACAGGTTGAAGTTTTTTCAATCGTCTATGAATGTTTCAATTACAGAAACCCACCACCCTCAATGAGAAATGGAAAAATATCAATGCCCAACATGATCACAGAATTAGTCGAGGATCGACAGAGAAATAAAATGCTCGTCGAACTTATTAAAAAAGCTTCTGCAGGAACAAGACAACTCCTAGTTTTGAGTGATCGGAGATTTCACTGTGAATTTCTTCACCAATGTTTTCCCAAAAGTTCGGGACTCTACATGGGTGGTATGAAAGAGAAGGAACTCCAAGAATCCTCCAAAAAAAAGATCATCTTTGCAACATTCAGTCAAGCCCATGAAGGACTCGATATTCCAACCCTAGACACGGTCATTTTAGCTTCACCAAAATCAGACATCACACAGAGTATTGGAAGAATAATGAGAGAAACCAAGGGTAAAAAGAATGATCCCCATATATACGACATCCATGATCCATGGTCTATTTTCACAGCAATGTACTACAAACGTATGAGAGTGTATAGACAAGGTGGTTTCAAAATTCATGGAAAGGTCACCGAAGAAAAACCAGACTTTCCTCAGGGAAAATGTCTATTTTAAATTCTACACAACTAATAAATGTCAGGTGCATTAGTCCAAATTGTATCAAAAGGAGCGCAAGACATTTATTTAACAAGTGACGAAGGTCATTCATTTTTTAGAACAAAGTTTGCGAGATATAAAAATTTTTCACAAGCCCCAAAGCTTATAAAAGAAGTTACCGAAACCGATAATTCTATTACCATCCCTGTGTATGGTGACATTATAAACGGATTGTGGTGTGAAGGAACCGGAGAAGCCAACATATCGTCAAATATTTTCTACAATTCAACGATGGATCTTTATATTGGTGGACAAAAGGTCGACTCCCAACACTATGATTACTATAATGATATTTGGCCAAACTACCTAGCTGATACTTGGACTAAGTCTCAAGAAATAAACGTCAAATCCAATACAGGTAATATAGCGTTTGTTCCATTTCACTTCTTTTTTTGTGATGGTGGAGCATATTTACCCTTAATTGCGTTACAAAATCATACAGTAGAAATTAAAATTAACTTCGATACAAATTATTACAATGGAACTGTGGAACAGGGTTTAACAGCTATTCAGAAGAAAATTTCAGTATACGGCAACTATATATTTTTAGACACAGATGAAAGAGAAAGTTTTGTAAATCGTCAGATAGATATGATGATTACACAAGTTCAAAGGATTGAATATCCTATTGATTTTGCTACGACTAACAATAATAGTCTAGACATCTCACAATTTAATCACCCGGTTAAATCTTTATTTTTTGGATTTGGAACTTTAGATGATGATAATATTACAGATAGATTTACATTTGGAACCGCGGATATTCAAATAAACGGGACAGCTTTATTAGAGAATATGTCCCCTATGTATTTCCACACAGTTGAAAGCTATTTAAAATCTAAGTTTGCACACATAGATTTCAGAGCTGATAGTAAAACGATGTTGTATACCAGGTATTTCGCATTTCATTTCTGTATGAACTCATCTGAATACAGTCCCACTGGAACCTGTAATTTCAGTAGACTGGATAACGCTAAAATGATTATAAGAAATGCTGAAAAGGGATCAGCTAGAACAGATACACATATATTTGTATACGCACTAAATCATAACATTCTCAGAATACAAAACGGTATGGCGGGCATTTTATTCGGCAACTAATATAGAGATGCCCCGTGTTCTTATTCTCACTGACCAGATTTTTACAAGTAAACTCGATGTTCCACCAAAGAAGGTAACCCCAGATCTCCCAGACCAAGCAGCGGCGGGTGGTATTAATATGGGTAAAATTAAAACAGAAGAAGTATCGGCAGATAACTCAGCTATTATTCATGCGGATACAACTGAAAAGGGTGTAGGTGAACCCGAAATAGAGCGCCTCGTTATACAGGCGGGACAAACTTCAAATTCGGCTACTTCAAATGTATCTGAAATTTCTATGGGTGGTTCAAGCTCCAATGTCGAAAACCAAAACATTACAATAAAAACACAGGGAACCGAACGAGTAAAAATTGATTCTGATGGTCATTCGGAATTCAAGGGTGGGATAGTGACGAATGACGGTGAGGGTGAGATGGCATGTAGACGTTACTCAAATGTAGTAACAATCGCACCCAGTGCACCAAATAAAGATATACAACTTGTATATTCAGACGCGGCATTTTATGGACGGGTAATTACCCAATTGAGAGAAACCTCGAATGTGTCGAATATAAGTACAATGATTCTCGAATTTCAAGGAGGAACAAGTAATGGTACAGAATCATCTGTTCCTATAGCCGTGGGTATCAAAAAATTATTTGGTGGCGTGAACGCGAATCCATGGAGTCCCATCGTCACAACAACGTCAAACACCGTGACTATCACTCCAGCAAATACGTCAGGAATTGGGTACTCATATGACATTTTTTCAAAAGTTCATTCCTCGTTGGGTGGAAAACTTATCAAGATCAAATCTGGTGGCACAGATTTGAAATCCTTTAGTTACTAAATTTACTTTGGGGGAAAACCCCTTAGTAGATTCATTACATTTATGCCCTGATGGAATCAGAAACGGCTAGCATAACTACGCCGATAATGAAAGCCATGATGACGTAATTCATTTCAGTTTCTTCACGCCCAACCTTTGAGTCAACCTGAGGCACAGGTTCTTCGACAACTTTCCGTTGTCGGACGGGAGGTTCTAAATCCTCCAGCGGACAATACGCTATCATTTATATATATTTAGAGATTAATTTCAGTTTTCTTTTTTCGTCGAACCCGCTTGGGTTTAGAAGAATCCACATTCACCTCCTTGACTTCACCACCCGTGGAATCTCCTGAAATAGAAATAATGTCCGAAACATCGTCCACACCGTCAAGGTTACCAGCATCCTGAGCAACCTGTGGTGTTGTGTTCATTGGGGGGGTGGGTGGCATCATAATACCACCCATCAAACTGGAAATATCAATCCCCGGACCTTTCATTTCATACTGCCCTGTCCCACCAACAGGGGCATCCACCCCACTTTCACCCGGGGAACGGGTAGTATTCTGAACCGCACTCATCATATTCTTAACGAGTTCTGGATTTTGTTTGATTACATCGTTCATGTTGGGCATCACCGACTTAAACATACTGTTTGTTAAATGGAACATCATAGCTGAACCACCCAACATCATTATCAACTTCACCTCTGGTGCAACATTTACCTTTGATCTATACTTTACATAGAGTTCCTCGAAAACAGTATCATAGTCATCTACATTCTCCATCACAGATTCAGACCAACCCTCTAGTTGAATTTCAAAGGGGTTATACCTCTTATTAAGAAATTCGAGTCCAGTCACACATGCAATTAACATTCTCCTAGAGAAACGAATAGACTGCTCCACATCGATGCTGTAGGTAATCCGTTTAACCTCAGCCCTAAGTTCTTCTATATTTGAATATGCGTTAAGACGTTTATTGACAGCAAATCCCTTCTTTTCTAGACGTGTAAGCTTGTTAAGGAGGTCAGACTTCTCTTCATCAATTGAAGTGTATCCCTTGGATGGTTGTTCTTCCTGAGAAATACCAGGACCCATTGTTGGTTCATCGTCGTAAAAATCCTCACCATAATCTATTTCTTCCTCTTCCATGTGTTGTCTCGGTGCAGTTTGTTTATTGGGATTGACAAATGCATCCATCGTTTCTTGGGGGGCAGTATTTGGAGGTCTAGTAGATGATCTGACTGGTTTTGGAACGGGCTGGGGTCTTGGAACAGAAATTTCAATCTCATCCATAAGAGCTTGTTCGTCCGCATCCAGTTTCATGACTGTTGCATTTCCACGATCGATTACAATTTCTTCATCCATCTACTCTTTATATAGAAACTAAAAAATTTACCTTTAACGCAGTTTATAAAAAAAATGTTGTTTGATTATAAATGTTTAAGTTCAATCGTACTGATCGAAATGCCCTTACCGCCATCGTGATATTATTTTTTGTTATTGTCGTTCTCAATATTATGAAAAAAACAAGTGCCTATCAGCCCAAGCCAATTGTTATTGAAATTGTCAACGACCAATCAATTTTCGATTTAGAAAATCGAATGGAATGTGTTCCTGGATCCGGTAAAGAAGACAGCCCATACACCAAAAGTTTAACACCAGGTGGATTATGTGATGCCCAAAAACTTATTGGTGAACATGCGTCTTACACAATCGTGGATGGTATTGGTGGATCTTTAATCTAAGCTTACTATAAAATGGCTTTGATCACTTCCCCAACGGAAACAATCCCAGATTTAAACTATGAATATCACACAATCACGGTTGACACAGTTGGACAGACGCCAAATTCTTTCACCTGTTATCTTAATCAACCCCTTCGTAATGTTGTCCAGGCTAGACTTTTAGCTGCCCGAATCAATACAGTAACTCCAGCAAATGGTAGTGAACACTGCTACGTGTCCATCAAAGAGTTAGACTCTATCTTTTCTGATCGAGCATCAAAAAATCCACCCCCACTCTCGGATGGAAGTATAGTCCGTAATTCTTTTGCCAGTTTAGTAACTACAGACGACACCGGTATCATTAGTTTTAGAGACAACTATCCAATTGTCACCCAATACATCGATCCAATTCGATCTATTGATCGCTTAACCATAAGCATTAGAAATGAAGATGGTGTTCTCATATCACCACCTATCCCCGCCGAAAATAACTTTTTAATCCTCCGTTTTGTGTGTAGGAAACCCAATATGTAATTTTCTCCCTTTACTATAGTATACCATGTCAGCTGGAGTTGTTCAATTGATTGCTATCGGAGCTCAGGATAAATATATCATGGGCGATCCCGAAATTTCTTTCTTTAATTCAACCTTCAAAAGACATGCTAATTTTTCACAGTCTGTCGAAAAACAAACAATCCATGGAGCAGTGAAAAATAATTCAATGTCTAGTATTCAATTTGAAAAAACTGGTGATCTATTAGGTTACGTTTACCTCACTGCCGATGATACGACTCAAAGTCAAACAATTGAGGAATGGTCAACTTTAGTTGATAAAGTTGAACTTCTCATTGGTGGGTCGGTCGTCGATACCCAAGATTCCGAATTTACCGAAAAAATTGCAATTGATACGTTCGCCACCTGTGTATCAAAAAGTGCGCTTGGTACACACCCAGGTGTAAGCGCCTCATCATATTTTTACCCCCTTCGTTTCTTTTTTTGTGAAGGTGCAAAATGTGCGTTGCCCCTAGTCGCTCTAAATTACCATAACGTTGAACTTAGAATATACTGGGGTCCAAATGCGAGTGCCTATAATATAGAACTTTTTGCAAACTATTATTACCTAGACAATGAAGAACGCGGTAACATTGCCTCTCGTAAACATGATCTCCTCATTACACAAGTTCAAAAGAATGAAGCATCAAGAACACTCGTCCAAGAAGTTACATTTAGTCACCCCGTTAAATATCTCGCATGCTCAAATACGGATGATGACGGAGCTCTGACCTCCAGGTCAAATAAAGTTAAAATGAATATTAATGGAATTGATATAGGTGATTATAAATGGTGTCAACCTCATCATGTAGATGCGTGTTCTTACTACCATACACACTCAGTAACTTCACCCGATTTTTTCTTGTATCCATTCTGTTTGTCAACAAGTTCTTTACAACCAACAGGGACTCTCAACTTTAGTAGAATAAGTTCATTTAAAATTATGAGTAAAACTCTACCAATCAACGACCCAATTTATGCAGTCAACTATAATATTTTGAGAATTGAAAATGGGATGGCTGGTCTACTATATGCAAATTAAAATACGAACATATAATAATAGTAAGTATGCAAATTTTTGTCAAGACACTTACAGGTAAAACAATAACTCTCGAAGTCGAGTCTGTTGATACCATAGATAATATCAAATCGAAAATACAAGACAAAGAAGGAATCCCACCTGATCAACAACGTCTTATTTTTGCGGGTAAACAATTAGAAGATGGTAGAACACTTGCCGATTACAACGTTCAGAAAGAATCTACACTTCACTTGGTGCTCCGTCTCAGGGGTGGAGTTAAAAATTTACCAACTATTGAACGTTCTACAAGAGTTCGTCTAGGTAGTCAAGTTAAAAAACAGGATATCAAAGACCAGGCTGAACATACAATGGTCTTAAATGCTGGAAACCAACAGTTCCTAGCACCAACATCAAATGTGGTATACATCGCACCAACCTGCTCGATAGCTAACACAAATCCACAAGGTCATACGCTGACAGTTGGTTCAAATGTTTACATAGATGATGATGGTTCAAATGTCATGCATATTTTGGGAAACACCTATATTAGTGAAGATCTAACTGTAGGTGGAGATATACATTTCAAGGGTGATGTGACTTTAATTGCAACACAAAACCTAAACATCACAGATGCTATCGTCGAACTTGGAAAGAATAATACTTCCTCCGATGCAGTCCTAGATTTGGGTCTTCTTATGAATAGACCCGATTCAAATGTAGCTGTTGGATATTTAGAATCTAGTGATGAACTCGTAATGGCTTACACCGAAAGTAGTGCGGGTAGTTCAACCATCGTGCCCCTCACCTCCGAAGACCTCAGTGTCAAAGTGTATGGTGAGTTGACGGCAACTGGTAACGTCACAGCCACCTACCTACATGGTGATGGAAGTGAACTCACCGGTATAGCTACAACACTACAATCCGTATCCGATTTCGGAAACACAACCTCGAACACCCTCCAACTTACAAATGTCACCACAGGTCTAGTCACTACAAGTAACATAGTTGTTGGAGGCAATGTTACAGCCACAAAGTTTTTGGGTGATGGGAGTGAACTCACTGGTATAGCTACAACACTACAATCCGTATCCGATTTCGGAAACACGACCTCGAACACCCTCCAACTTACAAATGTCACCACAGGTCTAGTCACTACAAGTAACATAGTTGTTGGAGGCAATGTTACAGCCACAAAGTTTTTGGGTGATGGGAGTGAACTCACCGGTATAGCTACAACAATGCAGTCTGTATCCGATTTCGGAAACACAACTTCAAATACCGTGCAGTTTACAAATGATACAACCGGTTTAATCACCACATCAAATATAGAAGTCGGTAGTCACCTCAAATTAAATGGTAATATCTACCACAATAATTTAGTGTCTACAGAATTCTCATCCATCTCGGGTTCTGAATGGGAACAAATTGGTTCCACTTTTAATGGTGCAGACATTAATACACGTTGGGGTGAAGCAGTTTCTATATCCGGTGATGGTAGTGTTATAGCTATTGGAGGGGGGTATGAGCCTGGTCCTTACCCGTCTAAAGGACAGGTAAAGGTATATGTAAGGACTGGGGGGACGTGGACCCAACGTGGAAGTAACTTAGATGGTCACACTGCACTTGATTATTTTGGACAGTCTGCGTCTATTTCGGACAACGGTTTAAGATTGGTCGTGGGTGCTCTGGGATACGGTAGTCATGGAAGCGGAAACCTGAGTGGAAGGGTCTATGTGTATGATTGGAATGGAACAGCTTGGAGTGAAACTGTAGTTGACACAGGTGCGACTGGTGGCTCTGGTGTTTACTGGTGGGGTGATGGTTTAGGACGCACAGTTACTATTTCGGGTGACGGCAATACAATTGCAGCAGCTTCTCCATATAATGACGATGCCGGAGATGATTTTGGAAAAGTGTCTGTGTATCGTTATAGTAGTGGAACTTGGTCTCAATTGGGGTCGTCTATTAATGGAACGGGGGACAGCACGGTTAAGTTCGGGTATTCACTTTCTTTATCCCAAAATGGATCAATAGTATCTATAGGCACCTATGAACAAAGCCCAACAAATCCAACTAGGTCACGAGCAGGAGAAGTAAAAGTTTACGAATATAGTGGAGGGTCTTGGAGTCAGATTGGAGCCGCCTTTGAAGGGAGTGCATCTTATGAATATTTAGGCATAGCAGCATCCTTATCTGATGATGGAACAAAAATAGCCATAGGCTCTTACGGCTATTCCAGCCATGATGGACGTGTCAATGTTTGGGAATACAATAGTGGCACAACGTCCTGGTCTCAAATTGGTTCTGATATACTTGGTGGCTCCAATTCTTATCTTGGAACTGGTGTTTCCTTATCAGGTGATGGTACCCACCTCGTTCTTACCGAAAATAATAAAGACGTGACAAACTATAGCGGGGCAGTGAAAGTATACCAATACACTGGGGGGTCATGGAATCAGGTTGGTTCAACTCTGAACAATGCCGATCCCACGTTCGTTTCAATGTCCAATAATGGGAAAACTTTTATTGTAGGTTCGGGGAAAAATGGCGCGCACGACGTCACTGGTTATGCGAAAGTTTATCAACTTCCAAGTATACGAAAAGAATTAGCAAACTCAGAATTGTTCCACGTAAAGGGATTAATCACAAATCCCGGTGGTGTGAGTAAAAAAACCTATAGTTATACGAATACCATCGCAAATGGAACTAGTATAGCAAATGGAACTATAGGGGTCGTTTTCACCCAACATGTGTTCTATGCCAAGATCGTGGCTCACCTTATCCACGCTGATAATGAAATTAGCACAATATCTATAGAAGTTAGTGGTGGACATAGAACTGGTGGAACCCCGTTAGATGTAGCAAGAGGTCCAGCCGCCGTATTTGGGAACACAAATACAAATCCATGGTCGTCAGTGGTTACAAGTAACACAACTACTGTATTTATCAAACCAACTATCGATTTAACGTCCGAAGGAAACTATAATCTGTTTATCGAATATGTTTCACAACACAGTGACGGCAAAGTTTCTAAAATTACAAAGGGTGGTTCCGATGAAATAAGTTTCTTATATTAATGTAATGGCAACCACCATACAATCATTCGAGGGAAGTGTCGGAATTGGCACTGATAATCCATCTAAAACCCTTCATGTCCAAGGTGGATTATTAGTAACAAATAAAGTGGAAATTCAAGGCAATTTAACAGTTTCAGGTGATACAGTTATAATTAATGCCAACGATATATCCATTAACGATCGGTTGTTTGGAATTGGTTCTGGACACGTAGATCATGATGAAGACATGGGAATTATTCTAGAACATAAGGATAATGAAACGTATGCAAATGTGGCGTTGGTATATCACACGGATGAAAAACGACTTTCTTTGGGGTACACTCAAAATACCCTTACAGATAATCATGTCCTAAATTTCCAAGATCCCACCCACCTGTTAAAAATTGATTTACGTGGAAATACCACTGTTCAAAATACATTTTCTATTGTTCACGACAATATGGGTATAGGAACCGAAACACCAGGATCGAAATTGGACGTTCACGGGACAGCAAATGTTGGGGTACTGACAACATCATCACTATCAATCACATCTAATTTAGAAACCCCAAACTTACACGTAGATACAAATACTTCACGAGTCGGTATAGGAACAAACACACCTTTATTCAATATAGATGTTCACGGAAAAGCAAACGTTGGAACATTGACAGTCACATCCATTTCCGGTGATGGTAGTCAACTTACTGGGTTATCGTCAACTTTACAAGAAAAAACAGACACTGGAAACACAACTTCGAATACCTTACAGTTTACCAATGATATAACTGGGTTAGTGACGTCAAGTAACATAGTAGTTGGTGGAAATGTGACAGCCACCTCATTTATAGGTGACGGGTCAGCATTAACTGGTGTCGGTGCAGCTTTCACGACAAGTGGGAGTAATCTCATTCGCACGTCTGGGAATGTCGGTGTCGGGACAGATACACCATCACGTAAATTGGATATCCATGGTAACTTAAATCTTACGAAAGATTTCTATACAAGTAATCTGATTTCAACAGAATATTCCACTGTTAGTCCGGGAGTGTGGACCCAGGTTGGGTCCGATATAGATGGTGAGGCGGCAGGGGACAATTCCGGTTACTCCGTCGCCCTCTCTTCGGATGGAACACACCTCGCAGTGGGGGCCACCACAAACGACGGTGGTGGTTGGCAGGCGGGCCACGTGAGGGTCTACAAGGAAAGTAGTGGGGCGTGGACCCAAGTTGGGGGGGACATAGACGGCGCTCCGTTCAACGCAATTCAATCATCGGACTTTTTCGGTTGGTCCGTCGCCCTCTCTTCGGATGGAACACGCCTCGCAGCGGGAGCGTACTCCAACGACGGTGGTGGTACAGACGCGGGCCACGTGAGGGTCTTCGACTGGTCTGGGAGCGCCTGGACCCAAGTTGGGGGGGACATAGAGGGTGAGGCGGCTGGGGACCGGTCCGGTTGGTCCATCGACCTCTCTTCGGATGGAACACGACTCGCGGTGGGAGCCACCAGCCAGTTCGGCGACGACACGGGCTACGTGAGGGTCTACAAGGAGATTAGTGGGACATGGACCCAACTTGGGGCAGACATAGATGGTGAGGCGGATGGGGACTATTTCGGTTACTCCGTCGCCCTCTCTTCGGATGGAACACGGCTCGCTGTGGGTGCCACCGACGGACCTTCCGGTTCCGATGCGGGCTACGTGAGGGTCTACAAGGAGAGTAGTGGGGCGTGGACCCAACTTGGGGTAGACATAGATGGTGAGGCGGGTGGGGACAATTTCGGTAGGTCCGTCGCCCTCTCTTCGGATGGAACACGTCTCGCTGTGGGGGCGCGCTACAACGACGCCAATGGTACAGACGCGGGCCATGCGAGGGTCTTCGACTGGGACGAAAATCAGAGCACCTGGACCCAAGTTGGGACGGACATAGACGGTGATGCGGCTGTGGACCAGTTCGGTGCTTCCGTCGCCCTCTCTTCGGATGGAACACACCTCGCAGTGGGGGCCCCGGACGATACAGGCACGGGCTACGTGAAGGTCTACAAGGAGAGTAGTGGGTCGTGGACCCAGGTTGGGGTGGACATAGACGGTGAGGCGAATGGTGACGGTTCCGGTACCTCCGTCGCCCTCTCTTCGAATGGGTCCCGTCTCGCTGTGGGGGCCTTCCTAAACGACGGTAATGGTTCCGATGCGGGCCACGTGAGGGTCTTCGACAACCCTCAATACAATAAACAAACTATAAAAGATATGATATTCGAAATTGGAGGGTCTAATGTATACGTAGACACCACAACTGGAAACGTTGGTGTAGGAACAAACACTCCATATGCAAAACTCCACGTTCAAGGTTCATCAGGGATTGTGAGTTCTGCTTCCAAAAGATATTTTAACCATAGCACAAATTTAACAGCTGACACGGGATCTTTGTCGGGTATGTCTATTTACGCGAATGACCACATCGTTTCTGGAAAAAGAATAATTTCAAAGAGTGGAACTATAACAGCTTCGGATCGTCGTATTAAACAAAATATTAAGGACGTAAAAGATGATACTGCGTTAAATATTTTACGACTTCTGAAACCCAAAAGATATAGTTATCGTGATTTTGTTTTTCAAGGTGACCAACCCGTATGGGGATTTATAGCCCAAGAAGTTGAGAACGTCCTCCCTTATGCAGTTCAAACAAATACATCTTACATTCCAAATATTTACGATATGGCTACACGTGGCGGTGACAACTTACTCACGTTTACAAATTTTGATACTTCAAATTTAGAAAGTAATTCTTTTACCATTCAAGTATATGATGAAAATGAAAATGCATATACTCTTACACTTAAAAAAATAATTGATTCGAAAATAATACAAGTTGAAGAAAAAATAATTGACGATGAACTTTTTGTTTACGGTCAAAGGGTTGAAAACTTTAAACAATTGCAAAAGGATGCAATATTTACAATCGCAACTTCAGCTCTACAAGAAGTTGATAAGAGACTTCAAATTGAAAAAGAAAAGAATGACGGATTAGAAGAACGAATTATAAGACTGGAAAAAATGTTTGGATAAATTAATGACCACGACCCTTCAATCTTTTGAAGGAAGCGTTGGAATGGGAACGGACAACCCATCTAGAACCCTTCATATAGAAGGTGAAATACTTGTAGAGGGCGATGTAGAAATGAATGGAGATCTTGAAGTTTCCAGTAATAATACGATTATTAACTCAAATAATATTACGTTTGCAAATAAAATTTTTGGTTTGGGTTCAGGGCAGATAGATCATAACTTGGATTTGGGTGTGCTAATGGAACACAAAGATGGTTCTACATATGCAAATGTAGCATTGATTTTCCATGCAGATGAAGATAGATTTTCAATGGGGTTTACCCAAAACACACTTTCAGATTCCCACATTCTCCACTTTCAAGATCCTACGCATCGGTTAAAAGTTGACATGCGAGGAAATACTCTCGTCCAAAATAACTTTACAATCGTTAATGGTGATTTGGGTGTGGGAACAGAAACACCCACTTTCAAACTCGACGTACATGGAACCGCAAACACTGGAACCCTCACCACCACCGCGGTGACCACCACAGGTGATTTAGAAGTTGGTAACTCAAACCTGGTCGTAAACACAACCACGTCTCGAATTGGTATAGGAACAGATACACCACTATTTAATTTAGATGTTCACGGGACGGCAAATGTTGGTGTATTAACAGTCACATCCATTTCGGGTGATGGAAGTCAACTTACAGGATTAACTTCGAATCTTCATGAAGTTTGTGAAAGTGGGAATACAACTTCAAATACGGTTCAATTTACAAACACCATCACAGGATTTGTTACGACCAGTAATATAGTGGTGAGCGGAAATGTCACCGCAACATCTTTCTTAGGGGATGGTAGCCAAATAACAGGTATATCTAGTGGTGGTGGTTTTACGACGGGCGGGGGAAACGCATACCACACTTCTGGTGATGTTGGTATAGGAACAAACAATCCTGTGAGAGCGTTGGATGTTCGGGGAGATATAAATATTGAAGGTAATGTGTTTTCAAGTAATGCGTTTTCAATAAAAATCACTAATCAGTCTATATGGGAACAAATTGGTTCCACTTTTAATGGTGGAGACATTAATACACGTTTGGGTGAAGCAGTTTCTATATCCGGTGATGGTAGTGTTATAGCTGTTGGAGGGGGGTATGAGCCTGGTCCTTTCCCGTCTAAAGGACAGGTAAAGGTATATGTAAGGACTGGGGGGACGTGGACCCAACGTGGAAGTAACTTAGATGGTCACAGTGTAATTGATTATTTTGGACAGTCTGCGTCTATTTCGGACAACGGTTTAAGATTGGTCGTGGGTGCTCTGGGATACGGTAGTTCTGGAAGCGGAAACCTGAGTGGAAGGGTCTATGTGTATGATTGGAATGGAACAGCTTGGAGTGAAACTGTAGTTGACACAGGTGCGATTGGTGGCTCTGGTGTTTACACCTTTGGTGATGGTTTAGGACGCACAGTTACTATTTCGGGTGACGGAAATACAATTGCAGCAGCTTCTCCATATAATGACGATGCCGGGGATGATTTTGGAAAAGTGTCCGTGTATCGTTATAGTAGTGGAACTTGGTCTCAATTGGGGTCGTCTATTAATGGAACGGGGGACAGCACAGCTACGTTCGGGTATTCACTTTCTTTATCCCAAAATGGATCAATAGTATCTATAGGCACCTATGAACAAAGCCTAACAAATCCAACTGTAGGACGAGCAGGAGAAGTAAAAGTTTACGAATATAGTGGAGGGTCTTGGAGTCAGATTGGAGCCACCTTTGAAGGGAGTGCATCTTTTGAATATTTAGGTATAGCAGCATCCTTATCTGCTGATGGAACAAAAATAGCCATAGGCGCTTACGGCTATTCCAGCCATGATGGACGTGTCAATGTTTGGGAATACAATAGTGGCACAACGTCCTGGTCTCAAATTGGTTCTGATATACTTGGTGGCTCCACTTCTTATCTTGGAACTGGTGTTTCCTTATCAGGTGATGGCACCCACCTCGTTCTTACTGAAAATAACAAAGACGCGACAAACTATAGCGGGGCGGTGAAAGTATACCAATACACTGGGGGGTCGTGGAGTCAGGTTGGATCGACTCTGAACAATACCGATCCCACGTTCGTTTCAATATCTAATGATGGGAAAACTTTTATTGTAGGTTCAGGGAAAAATGGTCCATTCGACGTCACTGGTTATGCGAAAGTTTATGAATATGTAAATAAAGTAAACCGACAAATAAAAGACCAAATCCTCGAAGTTGGGACGGCCAACCTATATGTGGACACCACAACTGGAAATGTTGGTATAGGAACTGACACCCCTCTCACAAAACTCCATGTAGTAGGTTCAGCGGGTGCTATTGATGGTAGTGGAAATAGAAAACATTTTAAATATGATACAGCTTTATCAAGTGATACAAGCACAGTTGGAGCTCATGGTATTTATGCAAACTCGGATATAGTCACCCAAAAAAGAATTATGTCCGCATTTGGAACCCTTACAGCTTCAGATGAAAGAATTAAAACAAATATAGATGATGTTGGTGCGTGGGTGTCAGCGTTAGATACATTAAGACTTTTAAAACCAAAACAATATACATATAAAGATGTCGTAAATAGGGGTGAACAACCTGTGTGGGGATTTATAGCTCAAGAAGTTAGGGACACTCTTCCATACGCAACAAAGTTAAGGACTGAATATGTTCCAGATATGTATACGTTAGCTAAGGTCTCTGATAAAAATAAAATTCTTTATGGAACTTCTAAATTAAATTCTGGAGAAAAAATTAAAATTATTACACCTGATGGTGAAGATGTGTATACGACTATAATTGAAATTATAGATAATACAACTTTCCGGATTGATACTGATATGAAACACAAAGATATATTTTTATTTGGTCGCGAAGTTGAAGACTTTACATTTTTAAACAAAGATTCTATATTTACTATAACAACTGCAGCTCTCCAAGAAATTGATACACAACTTCAAAATGAAAAACAAAGAAAAGAAAATCTTAAAACGAGATTAAAAAAATTGGAAGAAATGTTCTAATCTATAGTAATGGACACAACCATACAGACATTTGAGGGAAGTATTGGGATAGGAACCCAAAATCCACAGAAACAACTTCATGTGGAGGGTGGGTTGTTGACAACAGGTGATATGCAAATTACTGGTAATCTCACTGTTTCGGGAAATACAGTTGTTTTACATTCAAATAATGTAACAATTGAAGATAAATTGTTTGGTATTGGTTCGGGTGACGTAGACCATGATATGGATATGGGTATTTTGATGGAACACGAGGATGCCAATGTTGCTCTCATTTACCACAGCGATGAAAAACGTTTTTCTATGGGATTTACACAAAACACCCTTACAGATGATCATATCCTAAACTTCCAAGAAATGGAAATAGATATTATTGGAAATGCGGTGGTTCAAAATAATTTTTCAATTATTCACGGAAATGTCGCAGTTGGAACGACACCCTCTGCTTTCAAACTCGACGTTCACGGAACAGCAAATGTTGGATCTTTAACAATAACCAAACTTATAACCGATGGTACACTTCACATTGGAACTTCGAATTTGGTAGTCACTTCAAATGTTGGTATAGGAACCGATACACCCGATTTCGATCTTGATGTTCGTGGAACTGCAAATGTAGGAACTATGATAGCGACATCTGTATCAGGTGACGGTGGTCTACTCACCGGGTTGACATCTACACTACAGGAAGCAGCCGATAGTGGAAACGTCACATCCAATACGGTGCAATTTAGTAATGCCATAACAAGTCTTGTAGTCTCCAGTAATATAGTTGTGGGTGGTAATGTTACAGCTACTTCACTTTTGGGTGACGGTTCAGGACTAACAGGTATATCTTCGGGTGGATTTACGGTAAATTCTGGAAATGCTGTCCGGACAAGTGGGAATGTAGGTATAGGAACAAATGCACCACTACAAAAGTTAGATGTTCACGGAAATGTAAACACAACCGGAAACCTATATTTTAGTAATACACTTTCAATAGAATATTCCACTGTTAGTGCGGGAGTGTGGACCCAAGTTGGGGCAGACATAGACGGTGAGGCGGCTGGGGACAATTTCGGTCGCGGGTCGCGACCGACGGCCCTCTCTTCGGATGGAACACGTCTCGCTGTGGGGGCCCCCAACAACGACGGTGGTGGTTCCAATTCGGGCCACGTGAGGGTCTTCGACTTGGTCGGGAGCACCTGGACCCAGGTTGGGTCCGATATAGATGATGATGCGGCTGGGAGCCAGTTCGGTTGGTCCGTCGCCCTCTCTTCGGATGGAACACGTCTCGCTGTGGGGGGCTACCTACACATCAGCGGGGGCCACGTGAGGGTCTTCGACTTGGTCGGGAGCACCTGGACCCAAGTTGGGGCAGACATAGACAGTGAGCAGGGGGCTGACCAGTTCGGTACTTCCGTCGCCCTCTCTTCAGATGGAACACGTCTCGCGGTGGGAGGTCCCGCAAACGACGGCACAGCCGGTGCAAACTCGGGCCACGTGAGGGTCTTCGACTTGGTCGGGAGCACCTGGACCCAAGTTGGGGCAGACATAGACGGTGAGGCGGCAGGGGACAGTTCCGGCGGCTCCGTCGACCTCTCTTCGGATGGAACACGCCTCGCAGTGGGAGCGTACTACAACAACACCGGTGACTATCGCGGGGGCCACGTGAGGGTCTTCGACTTGGTCGGGAGCACCTGGACCCAAGTTGGGGCAGACATAGATGGTGAGGACCATTTTCCAGGGGACCAGTTCGGTTACTCCGTTGCCCTCTCTTCGGATGGAACACGTCTCGCTGCGGGGGGGCCCTCTAGAGACATCACTGGCTATAACGACGGCCACGTGAGGGTCTTCGACTGGGACGAAGATGATGAAACCTGGACCCAGGTTGGGGGGGACCTAAACGGTGAGGCGGCTTTGGACGAGTTCGGTTGGTCCGTCGATTTGTCTTCGGATGGAACACGTCTCGCAGTGGGGGCCATGCGAAACGACGGTACCGGTTCCGATGCGGGCCACGTGAGGGTCTTTGAGTATAATCAAGCAACAAATACCTGGGTCCAAGATGGGGTAGACATAGACGGTGAGGCGGCTGGGGACCTGTCCGGTTGGTCCGTTGCCCTCTCTTCGGATGGAACACGTCTCGCTGTGGGGGCCATCAACAACGACGGTGGTGGTTCCAATTCGGGCCACGTGAGGGTCTTCGACAACCCTCGATACACAAAACAAACTATAAAAGACTACACCTTCGAAGTTGGGACGGCCAACCTGTATGTAGATACCACAACTGGAAACGTCGGTGTAGGAACAGCCACCCCTCATGCAAAACTCCACGTTCATGGGGACGCTGGTTTGATACAGGCTGCCCAACGGCGTTATTTTAGGTATGATCAAGCACTGACATCGGATAGCGCGTCCACCAGTGATCCAAGTATTTACGCAACCGACCAAATCGTATCAGGAAACTATTTCATTTCGTCGCAGGGAACGATAAGTTCATCGGATTATAGAATCAAAAAGGATATAATTGACATTGATGATGCTTCGGCATTGGAAACTCTGAGACTTTTAAAACCAAAAAAATATACCTACAAAGATTTGGTTTCCAAAGGTGAGGAACCCGTATGGGGTTTCATAGCCCAAGAAGTTAGGGACACCCTCCCATACGCAACGAAAATAGGTTCAGACTATATCCCGAATATTTATGAACTCACAAACGTGAGTCAGAATGTTATTACATTTTCGGAGTTTAATACATCAAATTTGGAAAGTAACGCCACCATACTCCAAGCCATGGATGAAAGTGATCAAACTAGGGACCTCACCCTCGTAAAAATAATAGACGACAAAACTATAGAAATTAAAGAAAAATTAGAAAGTAATCAAATTTTTATTTTCGGACAAAAGGTGAATGACTTTGTTTACCTCGATAAAAATGCAATTTTCACTGTAGCCACCGCAGCTCTCCAAGAAGTTGATAGACAACTTCAACGTGACGAAGTGGAAAACGATTCTATCAGTGCACGTCTCACAAAACTCGAAGAAATGTTTTAAATAAAAAACACACTTATAGTATAATGCCGAGAGTAGACCCACCGAAAATTGTGCATGTTCACGGTAATTTAGAGATTGGAAACGCAGACATTGATATATCCAATGTTGGAACAATAAAAGTTGACGATCTACAGATAGATGGGGTATCCAACCCCCTTCTACCTTCCGGGTGCATAATCATGTGGTCAGGACCAAATATGGATATACCAAAGGGGTGGTTAATTTGTGACGGAAATGAAGGAACACCCGATCTCAGAGACCGTTTTATAGTGGGTTCGGGAAATAAATATTCTATAAATGAGGTGGGTGGAAGTTCAGATGCCGTCGCGGTCACTCATACCCATTCAGGGAAAACAAATACATCTGGAAAACACCAACATAGAATAACTGCCTATGGCACAGAAGCTTTAAATCAACCAGTAACATGTATAGTTGGAACAGATACCTCATTTTTAACATCAGCTACACAAAATACGGATGAATCTGGTGAACATACACACGATTTATCGATAGATCCGGGTGGAGTTAGTGGAAAAGATAAAAATTTACCACCGTATTATACACTCACATACATAATTAAACAATAAAATTGTGTTCCTATAGTATATGACCCCTTATCAATTGTTACGTTATAAGAGAAATGTGCTTCTCAGAGAATCAGATTTCCGGGTTATACCCGGATACCCACATCTAACACCAGAAAGTCGTACATTGTGGTTAGAATATCGTCAAGCATTGAGGGATTTACCTCAAAATTCAAATCCCCAACTTGATAGAACTGGTAATTTAGTGGGTGTCACGTGGCCAATTCCCCCACAATAATTTTTCTATTTATTTTATACCCTTATATCAACAGAGATGGTCAGCACGAATATTCAGTTTTTCGAGGGGAATCTCGGAATTCAGAACTCGTCTCCCTCACACGATTTCAGTGTGGGGTCCAACCTCCATGTCGAAGATACAGGATCTAATGTTCTCGCTGTAGTCGGGAACGTCTCAGTCGCGAATACCCTCATCTTGGGGAACTTTGCAGTCGTCGCGTCCCACGGCCTTAACCACGTGACTGGGGAGAACAATACAACCACAGACACTATCATCCTCCAAAACGCAACCACGGGGCTCCAAACAACTGCAAACATCTTAGTTGGTGGAAATATAACCGCAACATCGGGGGATCTGGAAGTCCTCGGGAACACCGCGATCACCGGGAACCTCCATACCACCTCAAACCTTGAAACTGGTGGACGCCTCAAGTTTGACGCCAACGTCTTCGTAGACACCCTCCGCGTCGCAGATGTCGCAGCAAACTTGGTGACCTACGACCAAAGCACCGGGGAACTGTTGGATTCGGCGGGTCTCTTCTCAAACAGACTGGCCGTCGTGTCCCAACAACCACCCTCCACCCTAACCGCTAACAGCACTACGGTGACCAACCATGGCACCTACACCCTCACAACCTCAAATCTGGCTACGGGGTCAAACACCTGGAACGCCTTCGATGGGAGTACCTCTGTGGCTTGGGTCGGTGACGATACCTACACGGGGGCCTCCAACACCTACGCGGGTTCCGTTCAACTTGCTGGGTCTACCCAACAAGGTGAATGGTTGTCCCTTTACCTCCCCTACAAAACAGTCCTCCGTCATATGAAACTCACCCCATCCTCAGTTGAGGCCTACCCCGGGAGTGCCAATCTCTACGCCAGTAACGATAACTCAAATTGGGTAGAGTTGAAACATTGGGAAAATGTCGTTCCCTCCTCAGTTTCAGACACCCAAACAGTTGTCGTTAACGCACCAGCGTCCTATAGGAGATTCGCTATAGTGACAACCAAGGTCTCTGGGAATAACGCCAACGTCGCCCTCTCAGATTGGCAACTCTTCGCGGAATCCTTCACCGTCGACGGGGGGAAGGTCATACAAGCCATACCAACCCTAACTGGGGGTGAAACTATATTTGAACAGGTGAGCCCCCATGAAAGAACCCAAGTCGTCCAAACGTACCCCAAACTCAAAAAATATCCAGATATTTTATTAGAGGGTTCAGATTTTCAGGGACACGTCGTGACATCAAGTAGTTCAGCGTTTCCAGAAGATCATTTTGCAAATTGGGAAGCGTTTGGTGGACGCCATGAAAATGAGTTTGGGTGGATTGCGGGATATGGAACAGTTAACAACTGGACTACCGCTCTATATAATGGTGGTGGTGGGCTCTACTCATACACCCCAGCTGCATCTATCGCTGGTGAAACTGGGGAATGGTTGAAACTCAAACTACCCAAAAAAATTATTCTCGATCACATAAAAATTAAACCACGAAAAGAGATCTCTGGAAACCATGCACCCTCCACATTCAAAATATTTGGTTCCAACGATGATTCTACTTGGGTTGAATTGATTAGTGAAACTGGGGTCATACCGACCTATGATTATGGTTCAACATACTCGCCAACATCTACTTTGACCACAGCCTATAATTACTATGTAATTTCAGTTCAAAAGACTGTGAGTGATACAGCGCTCTGTATAGCAGAACTTGAATATTATGGTAGAGAAGAAACAGTTATCAACTCGATTACCACCACCGGTGATACATCCGTAGATACAGTAATTAAATCTGTATTCAATACACCCGCGACAACAGGTCTCTCTCTCTACCTCGACGGAAATCAAGGTTCCACAGCGACCGACCTCGTCAGTGGTTCTACCCTAACAGTGACGGAAAATAACACCACCTACGACGACACCGATAAAAGTTGGGTGCTCGATGGCTCTACGGAAAGTAATATACATTCTACCGCAATTAGCCTTACCACAAATGTACACTCTGTGTCTATGTGGTTGAACGCGTCAAACTTACACACAAATGTGGAGACCAGCTCTCTATTTGTTATAGGCACAGAAACACCCGAAGGTAACACCTGCTCAAAAATTTCCACAACGCGGAATCAACTTTTAGCATGGAAGAAACCATTAAGCGAAGATCGCGTTCTAACCTCAAACACATGGCATCACCTCGTGTATGCATATGGGGGTGAGGGTAAATATCAAACTGCATACCTGGATGGCCTTCAAATTGGAACAGAGTACATCTACAAAACTGAACGAATTAAAAGATATCCACAATTTGCGATGAGTGCCGCGATACAAGAGGAACATCATGTGACGACGAGTTCATATTATGACAATGGTGCTTGGAGAGAATGGGATGCATTTGATGCAATTTATGAGGGCAAGGACTCCGCCCAATCTTGGTTGTCCCATCAAAGTCGGTACCTCACAGGTGGAGCTCATAATACCGCGGCGTATCCCAATGAGGGACTTGGTGGGCTGATTGGTCAGTGGCTTAAGCTAAAGTTCCCATACCGCATTCGTATGGAATCATACAGACTTCACAATAAGGAAGATCATATTCATCACATGCCCCTCAACTATACTATCGTCGGGAGTAATGACGATTCCAATTGGGACATCGTGCACCAGCTTTCTGGACAAACAAATTACGACCCCAATCTTGGTAGGATATTTATGACTGGAACATATAAGAATAATTTTTATAAATACTGGGCGATTGTTATTCAAAGTGTTGGTCCAATTGGGGGGACATCGTACGCGGCGATTAACTCCCTCCAATACTTCGGTGAAAGGGAGCAGCAGTTTCCAGACTTTGATATGAGGGACTACGAAGAGGGGGGGTACATAGTTTCAGCAGGGGGGTTAACGTATGATGATTCCGAATCTTGGCCTGCCCATAATGCCTTTCAATATACACCCAAACCGACGTATTGGATAACTGCAAATAATGACGGGTATCCCATTAGTGATGGCATATACTCACAGACAAATACGTCTGGTGTGCGTCTAGCATCTAACACCGATTATGGTAAATATATAAAACTCAAATGTCCTCAACCATTTATCTTAACACGAATGAATCTCGTTGACCCCGACTCGTATCACGTTAAAGACTTTAAAGTGTACGGGTCAAACGATGATATTAACTGGACCGAAGTTTTATCTGTAACTGGTAGAACCGCGAGCGGACAAAATTTTGGATCATCTCATGATGCCGATACAACTACAAAGGCGTATAAAATATATGCTATGGTCATAACCAAAATCGCTACAACAACGGCTGCCTACATTCATATAGAAAATATCAGATTCTTTGGTACACCGGTATCTGAAGTTCTCCACCTACCAGCCGCCCCAGAGGTCCGGGTGGGTGGGTCCTTCGATGGAAAGATTGCAAACTTTAGGGTCTACGATAAGTACCTCCAACCCGAGGAAGTGGAAGAACTTTGGGATGCCCAGAAAGACCAGTTTGGTCTCGTCAAATCAACGGTGACGTTCTACAAGGGGAGGGTGGGTATAGGTACGACGGAGCCCAAAGGTGCACTAACAGTAGCAGATGAGACTATCGATTTCAGGGGGACTAGTGTATTTCCCCCAGGTCCAATGGATGCTGAAAGTACCAGATTTCCAGGGAATGGTACATTTAGAGTGACGAGTGGGTCTCTTTACACTTTGAACTTCGCCGGTGGATATTATCCGTATAGAGCATTCAGAAATACACCAAACGTTGACCAAGATAGGACGCTTTATTTTCATTCATTAAGTAGTATTTACAGTACCACAACTCCATTTGCAGCGCTTGAAACTCACGCTAATCCAGTAACCCCACGGACTACAAATATACCCGGTGTGGGTGATTCATTTGGTGAATGGATTCAACTTGAATGCCCATATAAAGTTCGACTCAATGAAATTGAGTTATCTCCCTATCATCGTGATCATAGAGACTCTATGCCGGGAGCTGGTTATATCCTCGGTTCTAACGATAATGGTGAAACGTGGGCAATTATTTATACATTTTCAGGTTGGACTGAACAAGATTTCTCCGGTGGGAGACATCATACAAGCAAACATTTCCCTATGAGTGATACGGGATATAAATTAATCCGCCTTCACGTAACTCATCTATCTGGAAGTACAGGGCACTTATTGATAGGAAATATGCGATATAGGGGTGTCGCCGTCCCCCCAGAGAAAGAATATTCAACTCTACATGACGGTGAACTACTTCTAACAAAGTCCCTAAATGTGCCAAGAATTGGACCACAATTGGGGAATAATAAAGTTCCAAGACGCGATCAACTCATTATTGAGTATGATTCATCGTTAAATATTCACGGACGATGGACTAGTGAATCCGCGATAGATACAAGTGGGCAGAGATTTAATGGAAACTATGAAGGTCAAGTATATTTCGATGACGCTGATCAGTCATGGTTTTTTGAGACCTCTGATGACTGTATAAATGTGAATTTAAAGGCTGGAAACGATGGGGTCGTCATACCAGACTATATTTTTCATAGTAATTTCCAACATACAGTATCATTGTGGTTTTATAGACATAATTCTACTAGTGGCCAAGCGGTATTCAGTGTGGGAGATAGTTGGAGTACAAATACACGGAGTTCTACTATAAGAATTGGCGACGGCTTTTTTTACTGGTATTTTGGTGGGAATTATCAACGTTACCGTTTTACCACAGAATCAGCACGATGGTATCATGTTGTAGGTGTGTATAACGGTAATACGGGTTTCGGTGGACGAAGAATATGGGTTGATGGGATAGAGTTGGTTCAAGAATACGTTAACTTAGAAGGGATACTTCCACCCCCACTCCACATTGAAGATATGGGGGGTGCAAACACTGACACTATCCGTTTTGGTGGTTTAATTGATGGAGGGAGTTGGGACTTCATGGGTAGAATGTCTGGTATACGCCTGTACAATTCTGCTCTAAACGAGGGTGAGGTGAAGCAACTGTACGATTTGGGGCGGAAAGGAACTGGGAACCAGGTAAATTTTGAACATACAGCTGTAGCTATAGGGTCCCATCAACCAAGGGCACTTTTAGATGTTGGTGGACACATGAGGGCGGTTTCGTCGACGGTAGATACCTTCACGGGGCAGCACTTTTGCGTCCCCGAGGGTCCCATGGGGGAGGGCCTCATCGTATCGGCTAATAAAAATCAGTACATCAAGATGAACGGTGGTCTCAGTACGGGGTCAGATGGGATTACCATCGACGAGTCCCTCCCAGTGGTAAGTCTATCTGGGACCTCCCAAGATAAAAGCTGCTTTGGGGTGGTCTCCAAAATTGAAAAGAGTGGGAATAGTCGTATAGAAAACTTGGGTGGGTTAATTTCTGAAACACCCAAGGTGCGCGGTGACAATAGAGTTGTCGTGAACTCCCTAGGGGAGGGTGCCCTTTGGGTTGTCAACACTGGGGGACCCCTAGAATCTGGTGACTACGTGACGACCTCTAACGTCGTGGGGTATGGTGAGAAACAAAGTGGCGAGTTTCTCGCAAACTATACGGTGGCCAAAGTCACGATGGACTGTGACTTCACGGGATCGAATGTGGCGGTTCGGGCCCCAAAGAAGGTCGAGACTTTGACGACGGTTACGGAGGATGTTTGGAGTAACCTCACAGCCTACAATAGGTCCTCTACGACGGAGACCCAATACATCAACGAGGAGAACGTGGTCCTCGATGAGGAACAGTGGTCTAAACTGACCACAGAGGAACAGAATACCTACTCCGACACCACATTGACTACATATTACCAAATTAAAAGGGGTGGAAACCTCCTAGATGAGAAGGGCTCAATCCAATGGGAAGATACAGACAGGATGAAACCGGGGTACAAGGTGAGGTACCTAGACGCTTCGGGTGTAGAGACCGATCAAGCCAATGTGGTATACACAGCGGCCTTTGTGGGGTGCACCTATCATTGTGGTTGAGTACAGAGTTTCTTTTCTTCCCCTATATTAAATGTCTCTAGAGGGCGTTCAAGGTTTTCTGGAAATTCCAAATGCATCTCTAAAGGTATCAGGGAACGTCCACGCAGATGGCCTCAAGTTGGGAGCGGTTGAATTGATTCCCTCCTACGACCTGGCCTCCGTCTCCAATGTCGGGAACACCACCACCCAAACGGTGCAGTTCACCAACCCCACGACCTCCCTAGTGGCCTCCTCCAACATCATGATGCTCAACACAGCCAACGCCCTCCAACAGGTTACCATGAGTGTCGGGGAGAATGCAGTACCCTACACGAAGCAGAGTCTGAAGATTTTTGAAGATAGTGCACTGGGTGTGACGCAGGCGTCGAACTACTACCTAGGAAAAGCTGTCACGGTGAGTGCGGATGGAACTATAGTTGCTTCGGTGGCTACCCATGATAACAATCCTGCGGGGGACAACGGTTCCGTCTTATTTTGGAAAAAAAATACGTTAGGGGAATGGTACGTGTATCAAATAAATCGGGATGCTACGAATCTATCCCCGAGTGGGCACTTGGGTAACTGGAATGGTTCTACCATGAGCATGTCTCGAGATGGTTCAACGCTTGTTATTGGATCACCTTATTCAGATGCGGTTGGCACAAACAGAGGAAGAGCATACGTTTATACACAAACCGCGGGGGTGTGGAATTTAGTCAAAGAATTATACGCCAGTGACGCGGCCGACAGCGACTTTTTCGGTTCAGGTACAAGTATTTCGAGTGATGGTTCTGTTATCGTCGTGGGAGCCGAGCGCAACCACGCTAATGGTCAAGCTGACCAGGGTGCTGCATACATTTACCATAAATCTGGGGGAACGTGGCCCTCTACACAATCACAAAAAATAACAATGGCAGAAAATGACGCTGATAGTTATTTTGGCATTTCTGTGGCTCTATCAGATGATGGGTACACATTGGTTGTTGGCTCGTCTCACCATGATAATGTGGCTACAAACGAAGGTGCTCTCTTTATATTTGAGAGGGGCTCTGGAACGTGGACACAAACCAAAAAAATGTGGGCATCGGATTTTGCAACAGGTGGCGACATGCTTTTAGGTCATAGTGTCGCAATATCCGGAGATGGAACTATTATTGTCGCGGGTGCATATGGTAATGACACCACGGGATCGAATAGGGGCGCTGTCTACATATATGTAAAATCTGGTGGTGTTTGGCCGACGACGGAGACCCAACTACTCCGAGATAACGATGCGAATAACGAAGACTATTTCGGTTGGCATGTATCCATGAGTCAAAGTGGGGATAGAATTATAGTTGGCGCGGAGAGGGACCATCATCCAAATATGGTCGGTGCTGGGGTAGATGGTGGTTCTATAGTGGTTTTTGACAGAATCAATGGCGTGTGGAACCAAACTAAAAAATTTTTTGGGGGAGGGAGGAACGGCGCTTCCTCCGAACTGGGTTTTAGTACAGCGTGTTCAAATGATGGGAATGTCTATGTTGGGGGCGCACCTCAGTCCGAAGTACAAGGAGGTGATTCCGGTCATATCATAATTTACGAAGAAAATGTATGGAAAGAACGCACTAAAACTTTAAACGTTGACGCAGCTCTCATTGCCCAAAACCCTGTATTTTTCAGTGCTACATGCTCGGCATATGAATTGAACGGTGGTCAGGTTATTCCTTGGGATATGGTGTTAATGAATCGCGGGGCTGGTTATGATCCCAATACGGGTGTATTTACAGCTCCGATTGCAGGATATTATTTTTTTATATATAGTACGATGGGGATCAATACGGCGGGTACATTAATGTTAACATTCCGTAAAAATCAAGTAAATTCGGGGAAATTTCACGCTTCATATAGCAATCCGACTGGTACTTATGACTCACAGTATAATCATCAAGCTAATAGTATTATAGTTGATTTAGAGGTTGGTGATACCCTAGATGTGTGGTTGACTGAAGGTAATTTTCATGAATATTATATGAAATATAATGGATTTTATTTATCCTCATAGAATATGAGTCTATTAAAAGTATTGGAAGAGCGGTATCCGGGTAGACCCTGGTGTCTTTGGACCCCCCGTTATGAAGATATTCAATGGAAGGACATACCGGAATCTGAGAGGATGACCAAGGAGGAGGTTGAGACGCGACTTAGGGAACTCCTCCATGAGAAGGCTTTCGATACACTTAGGGCTGAGAGGAACCGTCGCCTTGCCGAGTGTGATTACCTCTTTGTGGCGGACTACCCCCACCCCTCCCCAGAATCAAAGACGGCTTGGGCAACCTACCGCCAGGCCCTTAGGGACCTCCCAGCTACAGTCGTGGACCCAGAAAACCCGGTGTGGCCCACCCACATTTAATAACATGTAAATCATTTCTTACACTATATTAAATGTCCATACAAGGCAATAATGGATTTTTGGATTTGGAGAACGCCTCCCTCAGGGTGACTGGTAACGTCCACGCCGAGGGCTTCAAGGTTGGCTCAGTCCGGCTCCAGTCGGCCTACAGTCTTCAGTCTATCACGGGGGTAAGCAATGTCACCAACGATATGATTCAGTTCACCAACCCCACGAAGAGCTTTGACGCGACCTCGAACATCGAAGTTGGTAACGGAAATCTCTTTGTGAATACGACCACCTCCAATGTTGGTATAGGGACCAACATGCCCACCTCAACTCTAGATGTTCGAGGTGACGCGAGCGTCTCTGGGAACGTGAGCATCTCCGGTGTCGTGAGCGTGGGTGAAGTTACCGATTTTAGTTTTGGTAACATACCCACAATTAACTTTGACCAGGTCTCAAATGTTTCCCAAATTAAATCGAACTCCAACGTCGTCATGGAGTACAAGTTGTCCACCAGGGACTATGAAATCGAGGAACCAAGGGTGGCTATTGATAGCACCTTATCTGTTGGAGGATATACAGTGAGTGCCAGTAGTACATTTAATTCTGGAAGTACTGGGACCTATGGTCCCTGGGGTGCTTTTAATAAACTACATGATGCTTATGGATGGTCTTCTGATGGACATGGCAGTTCGACCGATACTTATAGCACTAGTAATGGTAGTCAATTACTGAATGTCCTACACCATGCGGGGTCTGCCCTAGGGGAGTGGATACAGTTAGATATGCCTTCCGGTATATTACTCAAGTCTGTCGACATTCAATCACGCGCCGAATCAGGTCGCTCAACTGAAGAAGGTTTTCCAAAAAATGTATACTTGTATGGTTCAACAGATAATTCAACGTGGTCACTCATTAAAAATTTTACGGCTGCACCCAAAAAAGGGGACAGAGCTGAAATTCACAACGAACTAGTATCGGTACAGGTGGAATATAAACATTTCGCATTGGTCACGAATAGTGTGTATGTTGGCGCCGGCAACTATCCAGCAGTTGGTATCGGTGAAATCCGCTACTATGGCACCCCCTTCACCGCAGACGTGGCCACTGGTACCGACGTTGTCCTCCACACCACCCCTAACGTCCCAAAGACAAACTTCTCCAACGTGTACTACGACGGACAGGACTACACCTCCATGCCCGCCACCGTGGCGGACAAGTCTGGGAACGGGCTCACCGGGACTCCCTCGGGTGGGGTTGGTTTTGATTCCACCTACAAGGCCTTCACCTTCGATGGGTCTTCACAATACATAACTGGAGCACACGGGTTACCAACCGGATCCGTTCCAGTTCATACGATTTCTTTGTGGTTAAATGCGACGGAGACGACTGATTATACATATGCTGTCCAACTGGGTCAAGGAGGTACTTCTCATCAGCAGTCGGCTATTATATTTTATGAGAACAAAATCAGTCACGCACATTGGGGTTCTGGTGTGTTATCAGATGTTACTATTGCTAAAAATGTATGGTATCACGTTGTCGCGGTATTTACCGGAGGAAATGGATCCGATTTATCAAAGCACAAAATATTTATAAACGGCGAAGACGGGGGTGTAGGTCCGTTCCCTGGTTCCACTGACGGACCTGTCGTTTTAACCGGATCGCAACTTACGTTAGGTAGAAGCGAAAATGGAGGTGGTACACCTGGTAACTATTTCAACGGTTCCATCGCCAACTTCCGTCTCTACAACAGGGCCCTCTCAGCGGAAGAGATCTGGGAGCTCTACGCCTACCAGAAGGAGTACTTTGGGGTCAGCCCAGACGTGGTGACCCTAAAGGCTGGGAGGGTTGGCATCGGGACCTCGGAGCCCAGGGCCGTCCTAGACGTGAGGGGGGACATCAGGGGTGGGTGTCCGGTGTATTTTGAAGCACATCGAGATGCTGCTAATAATACTGGGGGGGATCCTATAAGATGGAACGTCGTTGTACTAAATAAAGGTGGTGGGTACAACCCAAGCACCGGTCTTTTCACCGCACCAATAAGTGGTGTATATAACATTAGTTTTTCTGCTCACTCCTCTGGGGGCGCAATGAACGTTAGGTTGACACGCAACGGTAGTGAAGTAGATGGAGGTTGGTCTTATGTCAACGCGGTATCGTATAATACATCAAAATCTATGGTCTTTAATTTAAAACAAGGAGAAACGGTGGGTGTTCGACTAAACTCCGGTGGGTTTTATGGACTGGGCTATAATAATTTTTCGGGTTTTTATATATCTTCTTAAATATATGGAACCCGACTTTGTATACGAGACATTGAAAGAATTAAAGTGTGATCCAGAAATTGTAATGTGTGAAATTAAACCCACAACCGATCAAAATGCAATTGCATATTGGGGTAGAACTTGGGAATCCATAAAGTTCCCCCCCGGCTACGAGAAGCCCCCAAAGGAGGCCTTCGAGGCGAAGTTGAAAGAGTTGGTGGACGCCCAACCTCTAAAGGACCTTAGAGCAGAGAGGGATCGCCGCCTCCAAGCAGTGGATTGGATGGCCACCAGGGCCTTCACAACCTCCACCCCCGTCCCAGAGACTTGGGCCACCTACATGCAGGCCCTCCGCGACCTCCCAGCCACCACTGAGGACCCCTCAAACCCTGAGTGGCCCGTCCAGCCAAGTCCATAGGACTTGTCCCCCCCATTTAATAACAGGTAAATCATTTCTTACCCTATATTAAATGGTTGTCCTTGATACACCAGCAAACAGCTTGGAAATCAAGAATGCCACATTGAGGGTAAAACGGATAGAGGCCACCAATGTTACGGTGTCATCAGAGTTGACTTACCCACCGGTGATTGATGGAGGTACAACAATTTCTGGGGACTTTGGGGTCAGTGGGAATACCACAGTCTCATCGAACCTAACAATCGGGGGTGAACTCACAGTTTCCTCGAACTTGGAGGTTGGCACGGCAAACCTCTTTGTAGATAAAGTTTCCGGGAATGTAGGTATTGGGACCAATTCCCCCGTAGCCAAACTCCACGTGAATGGTGATTTTTATACACCCGGTGCCACCATCCAAACAATTGTTGAAAATGTGCACAGAATATTTCTATACAACGGTCTAGACAATCATATAGAGTTATTGGACATCATGATACGACCAAAGTTTGTAAACTCAAAAATACTTTTACAGTGGACGATTAATGGTGAAGCTCACCATAGGTCTGTATATAGGATATATAGGGGGGATACTCTCATTGGTTATAATACAGAAGATCCTAGTGTGAATCATTGGAAT